TCTAGTTCTTCCTGAGTGCCTTCAAAGTTATCAAAACATCCAGGAGCAAAAACAATTTCAACTTTTGAATCGTTGTCCATAATCATATACCTTATTTTTTCTCAACAGTTGATTTAAACAGTAGACCAAACAGGATCGTAATGCCCCATGCTTGCAACCAAGAAATTTCGTTAACTCCAGTCATTGCCCCGACCAAGCAGCCATTCCACAGTAGCATCACTGGAAAGCTCACAATGAGCCCAACAATAACAATAACAGCAAAAACACCAATGAAAGCCAATAAGATATTCATATCAATTCTAATTTGTTTATGTGTGTATATTATAACAGGGACCGAAGTCCCTGTCTATAGTTATTTGCAAGCGTTTGCTCGAACTTGGTCAAATGTGTATTCTGTAATGAGTTGACCATCGCGGAACACTTCCACTAGGGCTTCAGTCCAAGGACCAATACCTCGGTCGGTCCATCCTTTTGGTTGTTCAACACTAGATTGAAACTCACCACCAGACTGCCAAAGAGTGATACGACCTTTCTTGGAGGCTTTCACTTGGTCAGTAACAGGATCTTTGAACACATCAATCCATTCACCATTGACTTCTGCACTTGAACACTTCATAGCGAACTTTTGAGTATCGCGGTCAAGTTGTTGCAACAGGGCGCCGCCCATACCAAACGCAATGTTATCAGCACTGTAGCCATGCATGTCAACCATTGTGCGCAAGATGCTGGCAATACTCAATTGGTTGATACCGTCACCCCACAGTACACGAACATTGTTCAAGACTTTGTAGCCTTTACTGTTTGTAGTGTAACCGAAGCCTTCAGACAAGATGCGGAACATCTTTGGCAACACTTCAACTGGATCGCCTGAGTCAGGACGAATAACAACTGTAGCACCTGAGTCGATAACTTGTTGTTTCAAGTCACCGGTACTCCACATGCGGCATGCTTCGTAGATATCGTAACTGTCAGACACTACTGCCAACAATGCACCTGGTACACCAAACTGAGTAACCATGTTGCTGTAGGCTTTTACTTCACCTGCACGACCCCAACTTGTGACAGTACTGTGCTCTGCGGCAGGAATACTAAAGCCAGCGATGCCAGCACTGTAATACTCGCGAGCAAAAAGAATGCCCGAAATAGTATCCGATCCCATGAAGTTGACAAGGTGGGCTGAACCCCCAATGCCAGCGCTCTCGAGGCTACTAACACCGCGAGCACCAAAGTCGTGTAACTTAAAATCGATAGCAGTAGGGTCACCTGTTTTCTCTAAGTAGTCAAGAATGACTTGTTTAATTGTGTAAGATTGTGTTGCCACAGTAGTACCGTACCATACTGCACGAAGCAATGCAGTTTCAAGCCAAGTAGTTAGGGCAAAGCATTCTGGGTCTGTGTTTTCAATAGTTGCGAGAACATTTGATACTGGTACAACTGTTCCTTCAGGGACGGCTCTAATAACAACTGGGAGGTATCCGGCGTGCTTGTCAAGAATGTGTTGCCACATGGCTCTTGGGAAAGGCTCACCGTGTGCGGTAAGGATTTCGTCAGCAATGTCAATATCTGCTTGCGTGATTGGCGCAAGTAAGTACTCTTTGATAAAGGCTTGGAGTCCGAACATAACTGTTCGATCGTAACGCCCTCCCCGGCTTTCAATGTAGCTATATACACCTGTAGTTCCTGCTGGGTATTGTTTCAACATGCTAACTTTGTAGCTGTCGGTGTTGAGAATAATGTTTTTTGCGAGTTTCATAATAAAGTTCCTTTATTTAAATTGCCTGGAGTCTATCTCTAGGACTTAAATACAGTATAACATTAACCTATTTTAATGTCAACCGAATTCGACCAAAGTGACAGTGCCACCTTGAGCCGAAACTTGTTCAGCGAACCATTCGATCATAGGGATGATGATATCTTTGTCGCCACCTGCTAAACCCATTCCAATGTAGGGCAAGCCAATTCGTTTGTCACCGCAGAGGTGTAACAATTTCTGGAGAATCAACTGGAAGGCAGTGTATTCAAACACATCAGTGCCTTGACTCATATTGAATTGAGTGTAGGCGTTGATGATTGTGAAACGGTTCTTCTCACCAGCATCACATTCAGTCCAAGTGCCTAATTTGTTGTAGTCACCTTTTACAGTTTCCATATCAACACTTGCCGCAAGCGGATAGCGTTCACGGATCTCACGGGCAATGCCGCCGCCCATTGTGTTAAAGCAATTACAGCCTTGTACCACAATGTCAAACTCGCCTGCTTCTGCCAGGTCAAGTAAGTTACCTTTTGTATGTTTAAGCATTATCATTTTTCTATAATTGGTTTATTTGGGTTAAGCCATCCGTTCTTTTCTGCTACATCACAGCACATTTGAATAAATTCTTTTTCTGTTAAATCGTTCTTGGCAATGTTAATAGAGGTCGTTACAATTCGTGTATTACGAGATGTATATCCTAGTTTGCTATTTTTTCTATCAATGCTCGGAGCATCAGGGTGCCCAATTTCAAAAATTAATTTTCTGCCACTGACTGCACACTCCTTACTTCTAACAATTCTATTGATAGTTGTATCAGTATGCAACTGCCATTCGATGCCTCGTTTCTTTGCGGAATATTTTTGTTTCGAAACTTTTGAAGAAGCAAACAATACAGGGTCACTGTTTAGCGTATCGAGCCGTTTTGTATATTTGTCATATTCGTTCATATTATGCTCCCAAGAAGTGTTGCAAAATTTCATAGTGGTCTTCAAAGCATTCCTCTGATTTGACCTCTGCGATTGGTACCCAACGTGCTTTTTCTGCATCGTCACTGCCTTTTACTTTAGGCAGTTCACCATCGGGCAATTGAATGTAAAATGCGTGTGTGATGATACGACCACGAGGTGAGCGGTCAATGGCATCGAACACCTTACTGCGAACGATACTACCACGCAACACGGGTGCGGGCACCTTAATCTGTGTTTCTTCACGCAGTTCACGTATAGCCGCATCTTCTACACTCTTGTCAGTGTTTGCGTTAACATAACCGCCTGGCAGTGCCCACAAGCCTCGACCTGGTTCAGCGCGGCGTTTGATCATCAGCACATGGCCTGAACAAATTACAACTGCATCTGCAGTTGAAAAGATTGGAGGGTATCGCAGGCCTGCATACTGTTTATTGTGTTCTGCAATGAACTTGCGTTCACGAATAATTTGTGCATACTCTTCAGTGGTTTTAAACGTTGTCAAGAAGTCAAAAGTACTTTCAGGGACAACACCTTTTAAGAAGTTAAAGTTCATGTCTTCTTTAAAGTACAAATCACGAATGTTGACTGCACTCAAAAACTCAACCAACTCTACATCTTCGTAACCCCATTGAGGGAACATATCTAGGTAGAACGAGCTGTCATCTTTTTTATGGCCAATGATGCCAACCTTGTCACCTGGCAAGGTATATTGTGCCACAATTTGTTGTATACGAACTGCCCATGCTTGGTCATTGTAAATTGTATCAATGTTTGATTCGATATTGATTTGCAGGCTTAGGCCAGCAGTGGCACTACGAATCATTGCACGGCGTTCTTCAAATGAGAATGGGTTCTTGTACGTGCGAGGCTGCTTAGAAGAACCTACAACAATAATCAGTTTATTGCAAAGTGCCGTGGCACGTTTGACGATTTCCAAGTGAGCATTGTGAAATGGTTGAAAGCGTCCGATTAGGACAAGAGTATCGTATTGTTTTGTTGACATACAAAAATCCTTTGTATAGTTGTCTGCTCTGGGTCTATCCCGTTGCTTGTTTACTTAGTCTTATTATACTGCAATGTTAGAGTTTTGTCAACTTAATTTTGCCAAAATGAGATCTTGTAACTCTGCAACATCTTCGTCAGGCACATAAAAGTCTGTGGTAGGATCGTAGTAGGCGCCTTCCTTGACATCATAGTACAAGACCTGGCCATTGGGATAGTGGAATGGACCTTCTAGACCCTTACGTGGACCGTATTCCTTTGAGCGGTTGAAAACAGTATATGCCATGATCAAGCCTTTTTCATTGAATAGAACTGAATTTCAGTGCCAAGCACAGTTACCGCAAAGCCGCGGACTTCAGGGTTTGTGGGCTTGCGAAAGCCAAATCGCTTGGTGCTGGGTGCTGTATCAATTTCCCAACTCACTGCACTCAACATGAACATGAATGCGATCAGCACAATGCTCAATGGCCAGAACAAGCAGATTGCAAACACTGTTCGAGCTTCTTCGTGCGGAGCACGAATGGCAAACAGGCCTTGCAACACAACGACACCCGCCAAATATGCTACAATCATTTCCATGTTCAACTCCTATTTGTTGCTGTCTATGTATGTATTATAGCGGTTCTTGGGCCTGTTGTCAACCGTTTTTTCCTAATTTTATGTCAAAAACCCATGCATCTGTCAAGTATTTTGTACAGTATTCAAAGGGAATCCAAAAATAACCGTTTTCTCCCCAGGATTTTCCGAAACTATTACGGGCTAATATACGTTTCTTATTAAGATTGTAGCCTACAAATAAAATAGCATGAGCACCAACGGAGTCTTGATTTTCATCTCGTGGCATTTTAAGTACTGGATCAGCTGATGTTATTTCATCAAACTCATCGAATACAGTAATGCCTGCTACCACTGGACAATTTGCATTTAATGCATCTGTAATATTATCAATAGTTGATAATCGATAATATTTGCCAATGGAATAGTTTAATGCGTCCTTATAACATTCGTCAGTGGGTCGCACTTTAAAATTTGATATATTATAAGGCCAAAGGGATTCTCTACAAATGCCATATAGTTTTGCAGCTTTTATTGCATCTCTAGGATATGCACCTATATCTTCGTTAATAGTACCATCGTGTAGCCTTGCATTATAATATAAAAATAAAGGACTCAATTCCGCAAACGATTCTGGAAAGTCTCGCTTTAGCATTAGTTCATATGCCCCGACAATGGCCTGACTTGTACAACTTCCTAATTTGGATTGTTGCTCAATGTCAGTGGCCATTGGTCGAAGGTCAACGCTTTCTCGTAACGAAGTCTTTGCAAAGTTATAATATCTATCACGCCAATCAATTTGATCAGCGCTGAGCTTATACTTTAATTTAGACATTTACAAAATAAACTTGTTTGGATACTGTTGAATTACACTATTTGCAAATGTATTTGAAAATGCCGACATTAAGTTTGCAGCCTTGGTATGTTCGTTAATTGATCCTACCGAGTCTTTGTTCATAATAGCAGCAGATTCGGCAATCAGTGTATCTATAATTGCTACCCAAGCGCTCTTGACCGTGCCTGCCGCCCAGGCGTTGTTGAATTGGTTAAACAATACATCTAAGTTATCAAAGTTAATATAAAGTCTGTCAATTAATGATCTAATATCAGTTTTAAATTTCAAGTTGCGCGAAATGCCAATGGTCGAAAGACCAGTAGCTCTAAAAGCTTGGGTGATTCGTTCTCCAAACTCAATCCCATAATATGGCAACATTAGTTTACCAATTTGATCTACTTCATCAAAGTATACTGTCTCGGCAGCAACCAGCGAATCCATGTTACCAGTTTCTGTTGCAGACATGATATTTGTTAGCTTAGAATGAAAATCTGTAAAATATGCATCAACATCGCTTCTAAACTTGTCAGCAGTTGTTGCGCCTAACATGGGACGCTGCTCCGTGTCAAACTTGTTTTCCAAGGTGTGCTTGATCTCAGCAGCCATTGGGTGACCAAAGTGCTCTTCGGTAATTGTGTGAGTTACTCTTTTATACATGATTTTTCCTTGTTTTAAATAATGTTCCATCGTGTGCCATCAAACACAACAATGATGCTGGCTTCGGTGCCCAGAGTTTTGTCAGAGGCAGTATCTATTTTTTGGCCGCTGGTGCCTTTGACTTTGATACTTCCACTAACTTGATTTTTTATGATATAAACTTTGCCTGCCACTCCCAGTGGTAAAGTTATGTCTATATCTTTTTTGGTAGCGCCGATATAATAATCAGTTATCAATGCGGTGTAATCCGCACTGGTAAGTTTTATGCTTATTAAATCAGTGCCTGTACTGTTTGCTGACAATACACCAGCTGGCGTGATAGACAATCCTGCGCCAACTTGAACAACGCCGAGACAGGTAGTGTCTGCAATGTCGACATCCAGCGTAACTGGAATAATGCCACCAGGCGATGTGCCACCAGGTAGCGGGCTTTGCTTGATTGCAACGCCTGCCAGTACTGTTTGCGGTTGTCTATTGTAGGCCATACTAGTTTATAGTAATTTCCACTCTACGCCAGAATAGACCAACGTTAATGAACCATACGGAGCATTGATTACGGCAGTGGCAGCACCGTCAATGGTACCAGCGGCTGGTGTAATAGTAATAGGTGTTGCTGGTGCAGCCAATCCTAGACCATCTTTGATGTAAAATAATTGTCCTGTTACACCTGCGGGCAAGTTTACTGCTACTGCTACTGGCCCAGGTACTTCAACACTGACTACTTCATCAGTTAATAGAACTGTGTCAGGTGTTGCCACTGCAACTCTAACTGTTAAGATTTCCGGACCGGTACTACTGATAGTAATTGTAGTTGCGCCTGTTGCGGTTGTTGGTGTTACTGTGATGCCTGCTCCTGCGGCAATCGATAACGAGTTATTTGTATATGACATAGGTGTCTTCCTCTTTTGTTGATAGTGTATCTTACACTATATTCCATTCAAATCCGTTGTATATGAAAGTTAAACTTCCGTAGCTTGCATCAATTAATGCCGAAGCCACACCGTCAATGGTTGAAGCAATAGCAGATACCGTGATTGGATTTATATTGGCCACACCTGCGGTATCTTTAACAATGAATACTGTGCCAATGGGACTTGCAGGCAATACAATGCTTGCAGGTATTACAGCGTTGGCCGTAACTGCCAACATATAATCTGTGGGCAATGCAATATAAGGGCTTGTATCTACGATGGTCACAGGCACTGGACTAGGGGCGCCAGGAGGGCCAGGAGGGCCTGGAGGACCAGGAGGGCCAGGAGGTCCAGGTACTGTTGTATTGTAAATGATATCGTTGCCTGCCCCGCCAAGCTGAGCAATAGGCATGAATCGTCGTAACGCTGGTCTGCGAACAAAAGCAGGTCGACGAATTGGTGCGCGAATTAAGTTGTTAAACATCATTTTAATAATGGCCTTGGCCACCCCACTTTGTTAGCAAGCTAGAGAACTTTTCTTTTATCTCTGTGTCTGACACTGCATCAACTTCCGGAGCTGGCTCAGTTGTTGACTCGGCTACAACTTCTTCTGTTGGTACTTCTGTTGGTACTTCAACTGGCAAAGCGTCTGCTGTGTTGGCAGCTGGTGCGTCAATGACCACTGGCACTGGATTAAGTGCGTTGTAAATTTCCAATGCACGATTTACAATATCTTTTTCAGTTGGATAAATTAATTTGACACTGTTTGGTGGAAGCAATGTTCCACGTGTCTGCCATGCCAAGTTGCATGAATCTAACCAAACTTGATATGCGTTTGTTTGTCTAGATAGCAATTCCTCATTCAGCGCATCACGTGCCTGTTTTAGAATTTCTCCTAACTTTTTGTTGTGATCAAGTTGATTCATAATAATTGATATTTTAAAAATATAGCAACTATTGTGCTAACTACCCCAGTTGCAATTGATACCAAACTGGCTAGTATAATTTTTCTATTAGATTTTGCCTGAGCTTCAAACTCAGCAAACTGCGATTCCATTCGCTGTATTCTATCGTCTGTGGCCTTTCGTCGTTGTTCACATAGTACAACATGAGCTTCTAAATCTGTAAACTCCAGGGGCTTATTTGAAATTGAAATTACTGACATACAATTTACTCTGCAAACATAGATGGGAATTGAGCAATAACTCCGCGACTGAACACGTCAGCTAAACTTGAATATCCATGTTTAACATGATCAGGTACGCCAGTAACAATAAGTTTGCTGATGTAGTCGATTGCAATTTCATCATTGATGATGTTTCCGCTTGCTCTTGCATTGAGCTGATCTTGCCAGGCACTGACCAAATTGGTTAGTATATCGTTGATCAGCATCTTTGGCCAATGAGTGGGATTTAGCTCGTTCATCAACTGTGCAACATCATTGATATAAGGCGTCCAACTGTTGACAATTTCTTCAGTTGGTAGTTTTGCCTTCAATGCTTCGACATAGTGCATGCCAATGTCGTCAATCCCAATCAGTGCAGTTGCCAAAGCACGGCCAGCAGTCATACCATAATATGGAACTAGGAAGTCCCCAATTGCCACTGCATTTTTATGCATGCGGCCTTTTACTTGGTCAGTGCCAGGCAAATTGCCATTTAAACTAACAGCATAGTTCATTAAACTGAATGCCCATTTTGTCCAGACAGATCTTGCATCCATTCTAAACAACATTGTAGTTTCTGTCATCACATACGGCGGTAGTGCATCGCCAATTTCAATGTCGCTGTTGCCATTTGTATATCCCGCAGTTGGGCGCTGGCCGTTTGCAAAATGTTCTTCAACAATTTGATGACTAATCTTTGTGTACATTTTAAATTCCTTTACCAAACAACAGTTGGTGTTGCAATTTGTGTACCACCAATGGCTCCTGCGCCAATGGTGTTCATGTTTTGATTGGCAATCGCACTGCCAACAATATTCGATCCGTAGTTTACTCCATATGGAGGCCACGGGTAAGGGTAAGGCATTGGTGATCCAAAGCTTCTATAGTAAGGGTAATAATAACTCGAAAACATTTTATCTCCTTTTAAAAATGGGTCAACCTTTTGAGCTGACCCATTGCGTGTGTTACAGCAAGCCGCCTGAAATACCACCGTAGTAGCCGCCATAGCCATAGCCTGGGTAACCATAGCCATAACCGTAGCCGCCAATACCTGGGTATCCATAACCGAGTCCGTAGCCATAACCATAATACGGTAATGCCAAAGCTCCATACGGATAACCAATGCCAGCAGCCATATAGCCGCGGCTGCCATAACCAAGTAAACCGGATCTATACATATGATCCTCCTTTAGCGATTAAACGCTTGTTGGCGTAGCAGTTTGGGTTCCACCAACAGCGCCAGCGCCTACAGTAACCATACCTTGAGAGGCAATGGCGCTGTTTAATGCATTGATAGCATTTGTGCTGTTAGCACTTTGGTAAGCAGAAACTGCACCACCGTAGGCAAGACCTAAGCCACCGTATGATACGCCCAAACCAGTCAATGCTGTGTTTGTGTTGATCAATGCTGTGTTCAAGTTTTGTGTGTTCAAGTCTACGATTAGACGACGAGTGGCCTCAGCCTGTTCCATTGTCAAGCGTTGTGCAGCACTGGCAGTTGCGCCGATCTGTGCGTCTGTACGAGCAGCAGCCAACATAGTTTGTAGCGTACTGTTAGCAATTTCTTGCTTGATAGCAGCTAGTTCACTTGCATCGTGCAATGCAACCTGCATAGCGCGGTTGTTGATGTCGTTTGTTTGAGCGACTTGGAGTTTGTAGTTTTCGAAGATTGAGTCCGATACCTTTTCACGAACGCCAGCTACCTGGTTTGTAAGAGAGAAGAACGGATCTGTTGTTAACATGTCAGCCATATTATTTTTCCTTTAAGTTAAAATAGTCGCTGCAAACAAATCAATTTATTTGCGCAACACACTTAGTTAAAGTGAAAATGTCTAATATAGCTATGGCATTAGTATTAGAAGTGCGTCAGTATTAGAAGTCATAAAAAATGCCCCGAAGGGCATTCATTATGCACGTAGTCCTAATATACTACCGGCCAGTGCTAACTGTGTTCTGTTTCGAACTTTGTATGATTTTAGAATAGCACTGATATGAACCTTAACAGTGCTTTCGCTGATACTTAAAATTTGAGCAATCTTTTTATTACTCAGTCCTCGTCTGGCCACAAGGTTAAAAATTTCTTGCTGACGTGATGTCAAGTTAATGCTATTGTTATCTGCGACCAATTTGGCCTTGGGCAGCACACTGCCAGGCAAAGTTGCTATAATGTGCTTGGGCCAATATGTTTCGTGCAACATGATGGCGTCAATTCCTTTTGCTGTTTCTTCTTTGCCAAATCCTGTCACAGATGGGATAATGCCCACAGCAGAGGTTTTTCTAATTTCTTTAATGGTGTCAACATGTGTGTCACGATCTACTGCTACACTAATGGCCACTTCAGAATCTGGTATTACAAATTTTATCAATGTTTCAATCATTGACATAAATTCGTAAATGCTTACGCCCAGTTTATTGGTCATTCGAATGTGGAATACAATGTGCGAAGGTCTTTCAGTTAGTAGTCCAGTTAAATCTCTCCAATTGTTACAGAACTTTGTGGAATAACTTGTTATGCCCAAATCAAATTGTTGATCGTAGTTACTACCAAAATATATTTGTAACTGTCTAGTGTCGTCTTGCGGCAGTGTTGCAATGATGTGTTCTGGCCAATTTGAACCCTTGATAAGGATTTGGTTTAAAGATCCGCAACGTTCCAATGCGCTCCAGGAAGAGCCATGCAAAGAAATTCCGTCGGCACCTGCTTCTCTAAAAGCATTAACTGTTTTTGCCGGTGTCCAATGTCGTATAATAATAGAAAATTTTGGAAGTTTTGCCCGGCCGCTGGCCAGTTGTTTCAATTCGCCAATAAACTCACTAATGGTAACTCCGCAGGTCTCTGGTAGAGATGCGTGACATTCAATAACTTCTACTGTGTCCGTTTCCAATAAACTTTTTAGTTCTGCAATAGATCTACATTCAACATATCTGTAGCCGGTTATATCACTGATGGCCTTTTGGATGTCTTTGGAAACTCTAGAAAGCTCAAGGTCTGCAATTGGTCCAACATTCTCAGGTCTATAGTTTACTATAATTCCCTGGGTTGTCAATAAACTGTTCATTTAAAATCCTTCTGCATATTATTGCATTGTACTACTACTTAGAGCTTTACTGCACCGTTGTTACTGTGCAGGAGTATTAGATGTACACCAGTAGTAGTTTTGCAATAATAATACAGGTAATCGTAGATAAAGGTAAACGTTTTTCACATTTACCTTTAATTTAATTACAAAATTAGGCCTTTTCAGCGTCCATCATATCTTTGATAAACTTGAACAGTTTACGCTGAGTGTCGAATACATAATCCTTTTCGCCTTCCTCCGAGTCAACTGTCAGCACAAAGCCATTGGCCACTTTACGAATTTCCATACGTTCAAACATAATATCCTTAGTTAAAATTACACTACCAATGGGATTTTAACCCCAATCCTTTTTTCTCGCTATCACATGCTCCAGTAAGATTCAGAAGCCGGGTTGCAACACCAAGGAGTGTCACGGTCGATTTCGACATCTGCACCAGTCATCAAGTTCTTTACAGTTTTCATTGTAGGGTGAAACTCGATGCGAAAGCCTCGGCTCACGGGCCAAAGTTCGTATTGCAGTTCACGGACTTCACGCTTCATTTCTGCAGAATCACGATGTTGCCAAACTGTAGTACTAACCAGACGCTCACCACTTCGGGTGCGCTTGTCTGTTTTGTAAATGTACATGGTGTAAGTCTGTTTCATACTGTTCTCCTTAAAGTGTGTTCAATGCTGGTTGCATAACTGCAATCAATTCACGCTCACGAGCATGAGCCGCTGTCTTGCCACGTACCACTTCCAGCAAGTATGGAGTAAAGCCTTCACGGCCATGTGTACGAAGTGCTTCGCACAAGTTCCAGTTCTTGCTTTCTGTACGAGCACGGCTTAGATGACGGTTAAAACGTCCACGAACAGAGCTAAGTGCAGTACCATCAACTACTGTGATACCAATGTAGCTTTCGCCAGTGACTTCACAAAACAGTTCGTAGATTGCATGGTTGCGATCTGTACGGCGCTTGCGTTGTACTGGAGTAGTTTTGCTGTTCATGTGTTTATTATAACGTACTTTGAACCAGGAGTCAACCGTTTTAAGGCATTTTGGGGTTATTTTTGTGGTTATTTTAGGTTTATTTTGTTGTTTTGTCCGCAACAAAGGTAATACTTTAGTATAATTGGCCAAAACTGCTTAATTTTTAAGCAGTTTTTGGGCTATGTCAATGAATCGCCTGTAATTAAATTGTAATTATAGTTGGCTCTTTGCATTGAATTTTCTCGCATTCGCTGATTGAAGTTAGTCTGTACTGTGGGCAAGTTTTCTACAACATCTTCTGGCATGTCATGAAACCAAGCACCGGCCAAATCCCAGGCTGCAATTTTTATGTATTTGGCAGACTTGGCTGTGCAGTTTAGCGCAATTTCTTGGGCTTTATCTGACGTCATTCCTGATGTATGCACCCAGCTCAGTGACTGTACATTATTTGACAACTCTTTAGTAATGTAGCCATACGCTCCGGGATTCTTTTCAAACAAGGAATACGGAACATCGCCGCGGCCGGTGCGCATCAGGCCCAGTGCATTAAAACTCCAGCTTCTAAACCCTCGATCTCTGTTTTCAATCAGATAATCATTCCATCTGTAAATCTCTTCTTCAGTGTCATTTGGCAATCCAGCAATTAAACTTGCATGCATTTTAACACCCTTCTCATTGAGAGTCTGAGCCATTTCAAGTACACGTTCGACATCAATTCCCTTGCCTACCACTTGTCTTGATTCTTTTCTCATGGATTCGAGACCAATGAATCCACCTTTGATGCCCAAATCAAGCAGCATGGGCAGCATGTCAGGCTTAGTAATAATCAGTTCAGGCCTAATGTAGCTTACAAATTCAAATTTTGATAACTTGGCTATTTCAATTGCTCGTTTAACGATGTCCAGCTTTTCATAACTGTCATTGAACGTGTCGTCAGATATCATGTATCTGTAGGTACCAAACAAGTCGTAGTTTCTTTTAAGTTCTCGGCCTAAACTTTCTGCTGTTCTGATATAGTCATACGACTTCTTTCCCAAGAACGGGTGTGTGCAAAACGCACACTTAAAAATACATCCTCTGCTTATTTCAATTGGTAAAGGGTGGTGAGACAAAAAGCTATCTTCTAGTTTGAAAACAGTCTCGATATCATCTACATTTTCAATTTGATAATCTTTGTCGGCCAATACAATTTTAGTTTCGCCTACAGTACCTTGCACATCTGTCGTAAAGATCAAATCAGATGTTTTACCATATAGATAGTTAGCCAATCTGACAAATGCAATATCACTGAATCCGCTAACAAACCAGTCGCAGTGATTGTACAACAACGACGATGCTGTAGTTTTAGTTCCACCAACTACAACGGTTACATTTGGGAAAAGTTTTCTAAAACGCTTAAAGAACGAATCATCCTGTGCCCATTTGTTAGACGGGAAGTCATACCAAGCAGCACTTATGCCTAAGATTTTTGTTTTATCAGTGATAAGAGTAGAAAGCAAATTAATCATTTGGTCTTGATTAAGTGCCCATCCGTAGTCAATGACTTTTAAAGAATACCCTGCGCTTTCAAATGCAGTTCGCAGTCTGAAAGGACCAATTGCCCTGCCAGACCTATCGTGTGAAATTCCACCGATCAATATTACATCATAATCCATTATTTTCCATACCCGCGGCGGAATGCTTCGTTTTCACGTTTACGTTGTTCTTCGTAATAACGTTGACGAGCTCCGCGACTACATGCCGCACGTTCGTTGTAAGTTGGAAATTGCTGGCAAGAATCATTGACAATGATAACTTGTTCTTGCACTGGTTGAGATACAACTACTGTTTTCGGCTGAGCCATCGCTGACCCAATGACCATACCAACACCGCCTGCAAGTATTGCAGTTTGCGCTCTTGTTGCACACCCACTTGAAGTAAGTGTGATACAAATGGCTGCTAAAATGTAAATTAGTTTTTTCATATTATGAGTACTTATGCAGGTTATTATCTGCGCATTTTAGAAATGTCAACTGCTTCTTGATCTGAAAATACCGGGACTGCATTACTCTTGTGCATAGTTGCAATACCTTTCACTTTGGTACCTGTGTAAACCGGACTGTGTTTTAGTACTGCTACACCATTGTCCTGGCCCAGGCTTTTAATATGCTTGGTGTCACGGCCCGCTGGCACACTCAACGAATACGACTTGCTGAGTGGTTCAGCAGACATCGCACGTTTGCGTTTGCGTTCTTCTTCTGCTACGCCATGTTTCTTTTTAATTTCTTTCCAGTCTTTGTCCAATTGTTCCGCCTGACGTTTTGCTTCTGCTGAAGCCCATTTGACCTTGCCTTTACGCTTTCCAGTTGTAGTAAGTGCTGGGCCACAAAGATGCATTGACATATTAAAGGTAAAAAGTTACAATAGCTTTATTATAAGTAAACGTAACCATTATGTCAACCTTTAAAGAAATCGGCTCAATCGTCGACAATACAAATACTTCCTATCGCATGTATTATGCAAACGAAGTAGCTAATACGCCTGCGCTTGCTTATGTGTTCGAAGGCTGGGCCGAGTTGCTTAAAAACAACATGGCGTTTCCTAGGGTTCACTTTGGCAACAAGGATTCGGTTGTTTGGATCGAAAACGATGCAGGCCAAATTGTTGCGCTTATATTGTATGCAATCCGCAAGGACGAAGATGACTGTTGGATCTTACTCACGTACACTATTCCTTCCCACCGCGGCAAAGGCATTAACCCCAAACTGCTGGACATTGTAAAAGAAATTGCCAAGACCAAGTTCGAAATTAAAACAATATCAAGCAACATATTTGCCGCCAACACCAGTGCACTCAAAGCCATTGAAAAGACGGGCCGCAAAATTATTGCTTACCGGACCAGGCTCGACATTTAAAATTCCCATTGCCCTTTGTGGCATTATCCGTTATAATAAACTGCTTGTCAAATTTTGATAAGTATTGTTTTATTTGAAGTACAAATTATGATCCTAGATAACCAATATCCAGCATTGCTACTAAATGCTGACTTCCAACCAGTGCAAATGCACCCGTTGAGCACGATCACATGGCAGGATGCCATTAAGGCTGTATTTTCAGATCGTGTCACGGTGATTGAGGAATATGATGTTGATGTTCACAGTGGACATCAAACATGGCGCTTGCCATCAGTTGTGGCTCTTAAAGACTATGTTCGTCGCGACCAAACTCCTACGTTTAGCAGGTACAATGTTTATCTGCGCGATCAATTTACTTGCCAATACTGTGGTAAGCCGTTTGAAACACGCCAGCTGACATTCGACCACGTTATCCCACGTGCAGCCGGTGGTGTTAGCTCATGGACCAACGTTGTTGCTTCTTGCTCACCTTGCAATCACCGAAAGGGTTCAAAGTTGCCAGCTGAAGCAAAAATGTTCCCATTAAACAAGCCTATTGCACCAAGTGCTTGGGACTTGTATGCTCGTGGTAAGAAGTTGCCACGTCATGGTAATCTCCACGAATCGTGGAGAGATTACTTGTACTGGGATAGTGAACTAGAAGCGTAAATCTAGTACTGACCTGGACCGTCTACCAAGGCGATTGGATTAACATTCAGTCGCCTTGATTCTTGCCATTTACTTTCTGGCATAAGGTCAAGAATCAAGTGTGTTCTAAATTCAGTGCCTCGATTTGTTGCGCTGTGCATCACACGGTTGTTTAGCTCGTATAAGTTGCCCAATTGCATGTGATACTCATCATCTTTCCAAAGTTGTACACACTGATCGTTGGTATGAATTGGAACATGCAATCTAACGCAGTTGTCATGGAACCACTGTGGATCTTTGTGCCAACCTAGCGTTACTCCCGGAAGCAGTGTTGCAACTTCGCCGCGTATCCATTTATACCCTGCAAAGCGTGGCAATGCCAAGATCCAATCCAGTAACGGTTTAGAGGCTCGGAGTATTTCTAACTGCTCTTCTGTATAGTTCTTGGTTGGCTTGCTAATTGGAAAAGGATACTCGACCAGCTTGCCATCTGACAGGACTTTTTCAAATCTGTCGTAACTGCCATTGCCCCAGTTTGCTTTTTTGCAAGCTTCGATAATTGGGTCAACCAAGTTGGAATCAATGGATTCAACTACTCTATAGTTTGATTCAAATAACATATTACCAATCCAAAATTGTAGGGATAGTTCGTTGACTACGAGGGATGTTCTCTCTCACAGGCCAATGCTTTGCGTATGGTTCTACTGCACTTTTTAAAATATCAATTAACATAATGATACGTGGTTCTGTGCCTGTATGCTTTGTTCCATGAAATACATTGCAATCATCAAAGCCAAACAGTTCACCATCGACCCATTCGTGACGTTCATTTTCAATGTCAAAAACGCAACCACTTGCTTGCTTTAAAACCAAGTGGAATCGTATGTGATCGTCAACCAAACCCCAGTGGTGATTTAACTTGCTACCTGGCAATGCAATGTTAAAGGTAACTGCCCCGACTACATCAATGTTGCGCCAAATCCAATTTTGCATGAATGGCATATCGCATAGTCGATCTTCACGAAACTTGGCCTTGTCCCCGCCTGGACGCTTCCAGTTTTCCCAGCCCATTAATTCGGCCTCATGGTGGTCTACAAAATCTTCTTTAAGCAATACAGGCATTGCTTTGAAATCCCCAACATACAAGGGTTCGCCAGTTAGGTCGGTAAGATAATTTGCCTTTGTGCCCATTTCAGCAGTGCTGGTTACTTTAGCTTCATCTGCTTCTCTTCGAACCACTGACATAAACTCATCGCGGATTGTGGTCCAGTTCTCAGTCAACGGATCTAGCAACTTGCAAGAATTAAAATAAATGTAATTACTTTGTTCCATATAGCTTTTCCTTTAAGCTAATGTCGTGTTCAATGTTACAACGCCACATTAAACGTTCATCAGTTGCTTTTAAATCCAATTGTGTACGACGATGCACAAACGGCCAGTTGTCGTATAACACCATATCGTTTGGACTCCAGTGATGCTCGTACACTGTTTCCGGAACTTGTGCCATTGCTTCCATCAGCTCCTCGACAATACCTGTGCCCATGCTCTTACCGTCGAGTTTGGTATCAATGATCCACGAATCAGACGTTCCGTGGAAATTGCATCTGGGACTCCACTTGCCTGTGATAGGTTGTTGCTTCATTGAAGGCCATTCAATGATGTCATTGCCCAGATGGTGCCAATTTTGTTGCACGACAGTTCTTGCTTCCCAACGTGCCCTGAGTTTTGGATGCACTTGCGGATAGGCTTTTTCCATGTCAAGCCACACTGTAAAACCGGCTGCTGGATTAGGCACTGTTTTCATGTAAATGATACGATGCGGGAATTGAATACCTCCATCAACACGGTTAGCAATATCAGCATGCCACGGCATTTCCTTATCAGCAAGACGTCGACTGATCTTGTTACTCATTGCTGTAATGAACTTTGGATCGTTTGGTGATTCGGGATCTTGCACCAACTCCCATTTTTCAGTACTGTCGTGATAGTTTTTTGCAGTCCACGGTTCTCCCCATAGCTTACAAAATTTCCAATAAGTTAGCTTATCCCAATCTGGTGCATGGAACACCAGCATCTTACGCTTGTACAATAGAGTCCGAAGGGCAGTTGGGCTCTGCTCAAATATATCACTCATGTCAGTGAATTCGGTGCCCCAATCTGGGAAAATGTTTTTTATTTGCATATATTATATTTATTGGGATTGATTGTCAAAGTACAATCTTAATTAGCGTACCAACCATTCAGATGCAGTTGCTCCATTGGACAATGGTTTCCAATTTGGATTAAGCGGACTTCCATTTTTAATTTTGGCTCTGCCCAACAGAACTACAATGCCCCATTCTTTACGTTCCCATCTTGGCAGATAGTGTTCTACTGTTTTGTTGGGATTTTTATATTTCTCACTTAGTACCTGCCGAATCAATTTATGTCCGTTCCAAACGTCATTGTAAAATGTAGCACCAGGCGGAACTTCAATGCCAGCAGGAATACGGTCAGCTTCGTACCAATGCCTATAGCTGTTGTTGGAGTCTATCCATTCAACCATTACTTGTGGTTCCCATAGTAATCGGTTGTATTCGTCACGCAGATGTTTACCATGCCATTCTTCAGGACTGGCATTGCTGATTGCTGCCACTGAAGTATTGTCTCCGCCAATGACTCCGATTATGTCAGCTGGCAATGCATCTTGGGCGGCAATTGCAATCTTATCATTGACCAGTACCACAGTGTGGCCCACGCGATCTTCATTGTCAGGGTTGCCGTCGACCCATTCAAACATTTCGGCATATCCAGTTGCTGTTGTCATAACTTTAATTATCTATTGTCAAAGCAAACTGTTAGTCAAAAAAAATCCTGCTCAGAGCAGGATTTAATATTACAAAACAATTTTAACTCTGGTCAATCTAGTCTCGGGCGTATTATCTCGATCTTGCCCGTGTGCTTTGATTACTCCAACAATGGGAAACTCTTCCGGAGAGTCAGGCCACATATCAATCATTTTACTCGACGACCAAAAATATAAGTTAGTGCCATCAGTGGCCCGAACCACACTACCAGGAAACGCCTTTCCTTCATACTTGTTGAGTACAGTTACTAATAACCTGACATGTTGGCCTACACTGCCCTGGTGTGTGCTAGTTCCAGCGATACGCAACATAACTTCTTGCTTGTGTTCCTTTTCAATCTCTCTGCGATATCGTGCTGCCATGCAGGCCAAATATGCCATTCCCAAATTGGCATCAATTTCTTTTGCCACCAGCATGTTCATAATTTTCTGATCAAAATCACCAAGGGTTCCATTCAGTGCATTGAATGCAAGCCCCTGGTAATGAACTGCCATACGTTCGCCAAATTCCCTATCTCCGGCGGATATATTAACTAACCCCAATAAGATTTGATCCTTGATAATATCGCGATTTGGCCGATATGCCACATTACCAGTTGTCAGATCAATTTCAGGTAACTTAATGTATTTCTCATCATTGATGCGATCGGCCATTGCTACCAACGCCCAAGCATCTTCAATAGGAATCTTTTGATTTTTTGCAAAAGACTTTTTTTGTTCTGCGTCCATGCTTGCTCCAAATTTATGATACTTTTTTAGTATATGTCACATCCACTGATTCGGAATAGTAGCCGTTGCTCTCACCCAACCATCGAACGTCCACATAACCCTTAAAGGTTGCAAACTTGTAGAAAGTCCATGTGTAGGACTCTGATGGTTCGGCAGTAGAGTCTGCTGGAGTGTCCCCAAAAGATTCCTCTGCGGTCAAGATTGGTGTGTTTACCAAGTCTTCAATGTCACCTACAATGCTTTCAATGTACACTGATTCGCAACAATCTTGCTGGTGTGCAAACACATAACGCTCGTTTGCATTTTCAAAAATCAATTCACTGCCGTTTACGATCACAATAGGAAAGATTGTTCCTACCATGTTTCGCAATGCTTGCTCTGTTGTCATGTAACTCATTTCAATTCCTTACCATAATATGGGTTCTTGTGTGTGTTCACCTTGAAGCACCAACATCATTTCATCTTCTTCTGTAAAAACTAAACCACAATTTTCAAGTACTGCTCGTCGTTGTTCTTTGCTTAACCCAGTCCATTCATCAACTGCCGCATAACTTCCACGTGCTTGAGCAGGCATAGTATCTTGCATCCAACCTACCAAGTGCTTTAATGCGTCAATGGTGTTGGCAGGATGACTACGCTGTACTGCACTGGCGAAATCATTGGCCAAAACTGCTGTAAAGAAACTGCCAGGCCCGTATCCATACACAAGATAATTGAACATGGGATCGGCATAGTCCTTGGGCACCGACCATTGTGCAAACGTTGCTAACAATCGATTACGGCTGTGTGCTGTTAGATTCATTGTGTGCTTCTTACTGGTTAAGGGCGGCTTCGCGCTCACAGGCTTCATTCAGTGTGTTCTGTGCATCGTACATCTCATCACGTGCGACACGCAAGGCACGTTCCTTGTTGCTCCAATCGCTTTGTTGGGCTTCGTGGTAGGCAACCAGCTTCTCAGCGTATTGCAGGGCGAGTAATTGAACTGCTGTCATTGTGTGCTCCTTGCTGTCTATGTGTTTATTATAGCAAGAACAGGACCAAGTGTCAACCGTTTTAGTCAAAAAAAAAGTGTTGTATTTCTACAACACTTTTAAAAAGTACTACTTAGGGTTTAAAACGCATCGTAGTAGCTAAAGGTCTTTTCCTTTACTTTATCCAAAGTCAGTGTAATGCCTTCGGGGTTGACAAACACAAACTTACCAACTTGGCTATCGATTTTCTTCAGGTCCGAAGCACTGAATCGGATACGTTTCCAGTCCCAGTCGTAATCTCCGTCTTCGTCCTTTTCGTCACTGTAATTTTTCACCATCAGGTCTACACTGCTTTGAAGTGGGTTACCTTTCCATTCCTGGCGTTCCAGATCTGATTCTTTGACTTCTTCGCCTTCGCGAATCATCTTAAAGGTAAATCTATCCCCGCCATCAAACTCTGGCTTGACGTTCAACATACGCAGAGCGTCTTGTGGAGCTTCGTCGTAACGGTTCATTTCTTCAACGGTGGCTTTCAACATGTCAAAGTTGAACTGGGCAAACAATGCCGCAATTTGGCACAGTTTTTCGGCGTGATGCTGAAGTGTTGCTTTCAAGTTGTCAGCACAGTACTCCATGATGAAGTTGGCATCAAGTCCCTTGTAGTCCAGCATGTAAAACAGTCGGCCTGGCCGGTTGCGCATGTGTTGGTTCACACGCCACTTGTCGTTGCAAGTAAGAACAAACAACTTCTTGCTTGGGAATACACCATCCAGCAAGGTCAATGCCTTTTCCTGGTCATCCTCATCGTAGACTTTTTCAAACTCGTCAAAGAGAACCATACAAGGCTGCTCGATCATTTGCATGAATGCATTGAACTTGTCACCGACCCAAGGTGCATTGATAACAATACACGGGATATCGAAACGCCGGGCAGATTCAATTGCCAAGTTCTTGGCCAGCAAACTTTTACCAGAGCCTTTTTCACCTGCCAGCATAACACCTGTACTTGCAGTACGGTCCATGAACGTATTCAGGATACGGTCTGTGTTTTTATCCAAGTCGCCGTAACGCTTGCCTTTGATTTCAAAGCTCTCAATGTGCTCAAGATAAAGAGGGCCGTCCATGGGCATTTCTTTTACCACATAGTTGCCAGGAGGAAGTGCGTCATGGAGATCCATGGCTTCCTTGGTGCTTACACGGAAAGTGTTACCTGATTTCAAAAAGTAAGACATTTGAATCCTTTGCTTATGTCTTTGTTGCTGTATGACTATTGTACAATGGCCACGCAAGATTGTCAACTGGTATTTGGACAAATTTCCAAATTGTTTTTTAACTTTGCATATTTGCAGGATATAAATATCGTATGACGCAATTTAACACTCAATTGGGCCTTGGCACTAGTGATTTAGGATGTAACCTAGCAAGTGCAGCCAAAGATAAAACGGCAATACACTATGCGCTGGACATTGGATACACTGTTATCGACACAGCTGAAAAATACGGCAATGGCAAAACGGAAATTGTAATCGGCGCAGCATTGAAAGATTACGGACTTGGTAAAAGAAACACTTACCAAATAGTGTCTAAGGTCCTGCCAATAAATGCTTCCAAGCAAGGAACAATTGATGCATGCAAGGCATCTATCAGAAGATTACAGTGCGAGTATATTGATACGTACTTGTTGCACTGGCGTGGACCGGTACCACTTGACGAAACACTCGAAGGTTTCTTGGAACTCCAACAACAGGGTCTAATTAAAAACTACGGTGTAAGCAGTTTTGATATTATAGATTTAATTGAATGGCGTAGAGCCGAAGAAAAACTTGGAGTGCCTGCTGGTATAGTAACTAACCAAGTATATTACTCGCTTTCAAATCGACGAATTGAAAAGTCATTGATGAAGTACCAAGAAAAGTATAACATTTCTACTATGGCCTATTCCCCACTTGATCAGGGCAAGCTGTTGTCTAATCAAACACTTTTAGATATTGCCAATGAATACAATTTGTCGCCGGCGCAACTTGCATTGGCATGGACTATTAGGAATCCCAACGTTATTACTATTCCAAAATCGGGTCAGTTGTTCAGAATCTTAAGCAATTACAATGCCAGCAAACTCAAACTGTCAGACGAGCTAATTTCTAAAATGAATACGTTATTCCCAATTACATGATTGCACCACAAATACTACCCCAACTAAGCAATACATTGCGAGCAGAGTTGCTTGATTGTTTCAAGCATAACTCCATGCTAAAGGAGTACCCAGGAAGAGCATTTGCACTAGATTTGGGTCCAGCACTTGAACTGATATCGCCTATAATTGACTCAGTGCTTGGCTCCGGGACTTGGGAAGTCACAGGCGGAAACTTCTTTGAAACAAACACTGGTTATAGGGTGCATGCAGATACAGGTAAGGAAGGTCCCGAAAGAGTATGGCAAACCTTTGTATTTCCATTGTCAATGGAAGCTAAACCAAATGTGCAGCCATTGCCGGAACAAGTTAGATTGCTCATATTAAATCAGACATGGGCAGGTGATGCAGCTTTCTTTTTAAGAGGCAGCCCTGATGAACCAAACGAATACAATATAGTTGTCAAAGACTACAGGGATGTTGGCAACAGAGACGATGAAGGAACAATTGATGGCATGCTATTAGAGCAATGCCCGCATCTTAATCCCAGCAATTTTGTTGGATTGTCAGTTGATAAAAGTTTTCAATGGATTCCGGGAATACCAATTACATTCCCTCGTAATAGGTTACACGTAAGTTCTGCGTTCCCACGTGTTGGAATCTTAAAGAAAACTGGATTGAGTATTTTTACCTCTAAAAAGCAATGACACATCTAATAGAAATTAAAAAGCCAGTGGATACACTGTACATATACTGGACTATAACTGACTTTTGCAATTTCAAATGCTCATACTGCCCTTCTAACTTGCATGCAGGACTATTTGCTAGAAAAATCAAACCTGGTGCGCCAACCAATGAAGAAATTGAAACGTTCATTGACCGAGTTCTTAACATTCATTTAATGGATAGATTTTTGAACATGACACTGTCGGGTGGCGAGCCTACCTTGCATCCCATGTTCAAGACTATTGTTGAACGCATGGGGCCTCGTGGCTCAATTGAAGTGGTCACAAACGGATCTCGTTCAGTTGAATGGTGGCAAGATATGAAAGTGTTGCCTAACAAGGTAACAATTTCGCTGCATCCAGAATTTAGTAATCTTGACAAGATCAATGATCTTGGATTATTTCTAAAAGACAACGGGGTGGATTTGGCATTTAATTTGATGTGTGATCCAAAAAATTGGGATTGGGTTATCAATGTAAAACAACTGCTCAACGAGCGATTGCATGGTCACATCAATGCAAAAATTCTAACAGACCACTCGGGTACTTTCAAGGACGGCACACCATACGAGTACTATGAACAGCAACTGGATTTTATCAAGAAACAGCAATCAACTGTTGCCACCAACACTGATCCTAGAAAACACACATTTGCAATTTATAGCGATGGTACACAAACAGGTTTAGATGCATTTAAACTGGTTACTAACAAGCAGCATTCTTTTAAAGGATGGGCATGTTCAGCAGGGCATGCAGGTTTAAAGATTGGATTTGATGGGCAGGTTACTGCCGGGATATGTGAAATTACAAAGCTTGGACGTTTAGATACATTTGAGCTAGGGCCAAAAGAAATTACATGTATAAGACAATGGTGCAAAACTGCCGGCGATCTTAATCTTAATAAGAGATTACTTGTTCCCAAGATCAGCGACGCCAAGCTGGCCTAAAGCCCATTCTCGTTCTTTGCAGTTATAGCATTCTCCGCAACGTCCCACGGTAAGTGCAGTACAAGAGTGTGTTAGCTCAATCAGTGGCCATATATCAAATGTGTCATACAAACTTAAAGTATGACGCTTGTCTACCAATGCAAAAGGACATGTAGTACCGGGAAGTTCCACACTGGCAGGGCGATTAGGATACTCACCTGGCAATTCAATCAGTGCGCGATCCGGATGTGCCTGACTGCCATAGAACACATGCTCGATTCCATAACGTGTTCTTGCTTCGTGCTCGCCTGTGCGTCCTTGTTGACTGTGATGTACTGTGGCATCTCCGACTTTGATAGGATCGGGCAATTGTTCTGCTGTAAGACTTAATTTATTTCTTACCCATTCTACAATAGGCTTAACATAATCCCACGCACCATCAGGCCTGGCAACTGTAAACGGAATCAACTCTTGTGTGCTGTGATCCATCTTGCGTTCCAGGCAAAGCAGATACAATAACACCGCAGAGTCTGCTCCACCACTTAGCATTACTCCAATGCGTTGCTTACCTTCAGGTAGCTTGATATCTACTTGCTGGATGTAATTGTCTTTGCCTACTGTAATTCTCATATCAGTGTCTATGTTGTAAATGTTTTAGTACACGGTCTACATTTTCTACGGTAAACGGTACATTAAGAATCAAATGCCAGCTGTCATTGACCCAGCTAATTGTTCTGTGTGTCATGCGAGTATTCACATAATACACACGACCTATTTCAATGTTGGCTTTGCGATCATCCATCAACCAATCGTAATCTAATGGTCCGCAGTTCTTTAAAAATGCTACAAGTCTAAAGCAAGGGCGTGGCATGCCAGGATGGTCGCGATGCGGCACAAAATATCCGCCAATGCCCGAGTTGATTAAAAATGAACGTCCCAAGGGTTGCCATTCATCTAAGAAGTCTTTTAAACTTGTCAAGCCGGGACTTGCACGATTGCAGTCATTGTACAAGGCAGTGGGAACACAGAACTCTGTTTCTTTGGGAGTGTAGCCCAATGCATTGGCAGCTTCGGGAATACTTGGTGCCTTCTTGTGGTCCCAACCTGGGATAGTTGTCAGCGTCATTGACCTACGATTGTTAGGACGATCTGTACGCGGCAAGTAATCAACCCAATCCGCACTGTACTTTTCATTGATAACATTTTCAATACCATGTGTATCTAATTTGTAATCAAGCGGCTCAAAGTTGCCAATTTGGCCTAGTGCTAACTCTGCGGCAAGACTTGCAGGGTGCATTGCGCCCAGTCCTTGTCGACTACCGCTGACACCTGCACCTTGTACTGCGTTTGGATTGCTTTTATTGAATAAGTTTGTCATGCAAATAGTTATCGCCGGCAGACAACTGCGTACATTCTAAATTAGACGTTGTCTAATCGGTAGTGTTTTATTCTATAACTTCTGCTGAGAGTGATGTTGTACTTGGCCAACTGGTCTCTCCATAGAAAGAATTGTGGACCATGAGTCATATTTTCGTTAGTTAGCCATTCCCATTGGTGTACCATTTCGTGCGCCATAGTGTTAATGAATAAACGCTTGCTTAGAAAGCTCTTGTTAATTTTCATTTTAACTCGAGTAACGTCCCCTTCGATGCCCTGACATTCTCCCCAATACGCTTTGGTGTAGATCAATCTAAAACTGGGCATTTTAAGCTCGTTATTAAAAACATTTCGGTTGATGTTTCTAAATGCTTCCCTGCAATCGGCTATTGTGGGTCTAAACTTAGCATCGTACTCGTCAAAACTTTGAACCATTTTGAATAATTTGGTTCTAGTAATGTTATTGGTTGCCATGGGAGGATTCCTCATAAACAGCTCTAGTGAGTACTGTACTTAGTAGCTAGATGCAAATCTTAAACTACCTCCCATTGGCGTATTAAGTGGTACTTTAACCGTTTAGAAGCTTAAGACCACTTATAATGTCACCGTCAACCAACATGTCAACTGGATGCTTTTTACCGGCAAATTTGTTTGTGCTCCAACTGTTGGTTTGTTGATCAAAGTCCCACCAGCAACTGAAGCCCAACATTAAATGGATACGAGGCGGCGCTGTGCGTGTTTTGGCATATGCACGGTGCATTGTGTTAGTGTCCCATGAATATGCATAACCAGCTTCAATATGAACTGGGTCGCTGCCTTCTTGTTCCAATAGATAGTCGGGATGTGTAAAAATAGGAATATTAATTCGCAAATTGGTTGTCATTGCTTCGTCTTTGTGCCAAGTTACACCTGCATACTTGTCGTCGCCAACTGGACCCTCCTGCTCGGCATAGATAATGCGAATTGCAGTTCTGACCATGGTACACTTAAAGGAGTCTAAAAATGTGCCCAACGACTTGTGGTAGCTTGCAGGAGTTCGTGTTGCAAATCCAAATGTGTCGTAATGTGTATTACGTTTAATCGTCGGCATATTGATATTGGAATATGCAGAATACGGATTTGCTACACCTTTGGTTCCTGGATTGTGATTGCCTTGTACTTGTTCGTGTACGTTTGCAGAATTGCCATCAACATGATTGGGATTGTACGTTAGTCCAAGACCACCATAACTTGCATCTTTGCGGCCTTCGCCAACCAATCGATAATTCCATTCACCATACAATTGCAGTGCTTCTTGTGTGTCGGTTACCAACTGTTGAAAGTCAACTGAGTCAGGCAGTTGAAACTTTAATAGCTTTGGGTATTCGTGTGACAGCGGAACATCGGGCACCGACTTGTTAATTTTAAATGGCGTGAGCGTATCAAAGTAAGAAGCAGTAGTTGTGTTTACTGGTATTTTGTTTAAGTCGTTAACGGTAATCATTTTGCAATCCAATCCTTATATTTTTCATAACTTGGCTCCAATGCTTTGAGCCATTCGGTAATCTTTGGTCTACCCTTAACTGCCATAATAATCTTTGGTTTGGCAAGATCTGCACCGTGTACAAATGCTCCGTTGTTAAACACAAATGTATTTGTGTCTGGCGGCAGATCTACGTATGTGCGTTTTTCACGTGGTACACGATTTGCACTAACTCCATAAGCAGCACCTGTGCGTACAGTAATCGGACGCGGATCATAATCTTCTGTTCGATCAGGCCACTGACTAATCCAAAAAGTTGGACCATCGTTTGTGTCCCATATCATGATTCTCAAACTGTCCGGCCAAGGATAGATAACTGCATCTGGGTCAATGTGCGGGGTCACTTCGTTGATGTTTGACCAAAGCACAACTTTTTCAATGCTGTGGAATGGCAAGCATGAAAATATTTGCTCAAACATTTTAGGAAAGTGTTTGGTCCAATCGTCAACCACAGTATTCTTGTAATTGAATTTGGTGTGATCTACTTCGGGGTGCAAGAAGCAGCAAAGGCCTTTCCAAAACTGAGTTTCTGTTTGTCCACGTGTAATGTCAGCTTGCTTTTCATTCCATAACTTCCAAAACAATTCCCAGTCATCAGGTTCAATCTTGGGAATGTCCAACGGCACCCAGGAAATTGGCGTCCACTTTTCATCTACCAATGCAATCTCTGGCCATGCTGCTGGACTAATGCGGCTTAGAAAATCAACGTTGGTGTTGGGCATGTGCATTACACGAGCACCAAGTCTGACCCACTCGTTGTATGGGCTACGTCCATTTAGTAACTGCATTGCAGAGTGCATATCAAGGACTACCCATTCGCCTGGGTTAAGCTCTGTTGGCAATGGTTGTCCTGCTGGCAATGTTAGTGTTTTACCAGTTAGTCTGCTGTTACGCCAGTTTACATGGGCCAGTATTGTTACTTTTGGAGGGATAATGGGATTCATACTAGTAATTATGACTGTAAACTGGCGATGTTATTTCATTAGTGCAAGTTGTATTTCTTTCCAGTTACTGAATCGACGAACTGAAATATCCGAGAATCCTCGGTTCCACGGTTGGTCAATGAGGTAAGTGGCATGCCCGGCTTGTGCAGAGGCTCTTGCAGTTGATTCAGTTGAAGTAACGCACACTGCTGCATCGTGTTCGCGCAAGGCTGAATATAAATTTGTAGTGCGGTTAACAACATACAGTTCATCAAACACACCCGGGAACAGAAGTTCTATATTGGCACGTCGAAGTATTGCTCTATTCATATCGCTGGATGATTTACTGTATCCAACAATGTGCCAACCCCGATCTGCTAGATCACTTAGTACCGACTCTGCGCCCAGCAACGGGTACAATGCACCCCACTGCCACGAGTACTCGCAAAACTCTTTCATCCATAAGTCGGCCAATTCTTCAGGAACATTGAGCCATGCACCCAGATGTTCTCGACTTGTTATTGTATTGCCTGCAACATTTTGCAAACGACCAAGAGACGAAAGCCACTTGACGAATGCAGTTAATGTATCAACACAAGTATCATCAAGATCGACGATTAACTTGTTTTCAAACTCTTCATCCTGCAAGCTCAACACTCACTCCAAGCGGGTGTCCATTGGTGCGAGCAATTTGCGTAGACTCCATGGCCTTTTGTTCAGCAACTTCATATGTATACACACCAGCAGTACCTTTTCCATTTTGGTGAACCTGCATCATAATTTGCGTTGCGGCATCTTGTGTGTGATGGAAAATTACTTTAAGTAATTCGATAACAAACTCCATTGGTGTAGAATTGTCATTTAAAATTACTACGCGGAAACGTTCTGGTTCCTTTGCATTTGTAATGTTATCAGTTTTCTTGATAGTCTGAATTGCTGTTTCTGCCATTTGTGTTTCCAGTATGTTTAACAATGATATTTAGTTGGGACAACGTGGTAGAGTCGCCCCAACATTTATATTATCCCTTAATTAAAGGAATCTTTTTTGGTTTTGCTTCTTCGGGTACAATCTCATTAAGATCGATAATCAGCATGCCATCTTTGAGCTCGGCTGTTTTAATCTCAATGCGATCACCTAATACAAACTCACGTTTAAAATTGCGAGTAGCAATTCCGCGATGCAAGTAGTTTGCTTTATCTTCTTCGGTCTTTTGACCAGTTACAATAAGTGCATTTTCTTGCTGAGTGATTTCGATATCCCGGTCAGTAAAACCTGCAACCGCAAGAGTAATGCGGTAGTCATGCTCTGCAAGTTTTTCTAAGTTGAAAGGGGGATATCCACCGTTGCTGGGATTACTAACTTGCATTAGTCGATCCAATTCGTTAAACAAATGATCGAACCCAACACCAAATCTCTGGTATGGCTGTAGATTATTACAATGATTAGACATAATATAGTCTCCTTATAGCGAGTCTAAATTTGTGATCCTATTGGCATCACATTGTGCGTTAGCCCTCTTGGCACTAACATACACAATTATATTTATTTCTTATCAGTTTGTCAAGTAGTATTTTAATACATTCGACGCTTCACACCATCGCGTGGAGCACGTTTACCGCTTAGTTCGTCAGTTTCAACTTGCTTTTGGTGACGGCGCTTTGCTTTATTTGCAGCAACACGGCGTTCAGTTGTTGGCTTAACATATTCCATGCGCTCACGGACCTCGTCCATTTTGCCAGAATCTTGGATCTTATTTTTAAATTTGCGTAAAGCTCTTTCAACTTGATCATCCTTGACCATTACGCTCGTGCCCCTTACTTTTGGGCGGTGGGTATCTCTGCTCATATTTTATGCAACTATTTCTAGGTTAGTATAAATTCTAACAACGCTATGGTCTTCCACAGATTGTTCAGTAATTATAACTTTACTTAATCCTTCTTTGGCCAATTCAGGTAGATTAAACTGTATATCAAGTAAAATTTGTTCAATAATATTTCTAAGTCCACGGGCACCCGTTTTCTTAAGAACACTAAGGTTAGCAATGGCCACGCATGCTTCTGGTGTAAATTCCAGTTCAACATGATCAAGCGCAAATATTGCTTTGTATTCCTTTTCAATGCTGTCGTCTGGTTCTGTCATAATATGAACCAAGTCTTCGACTGTTAAAGTATCAAGTGCAGCAATAACTGGAATACGTCCCATGAATTCAGGAATCATTCCAAACTTGACAAAGTCTTCTGGCTCTACTTCTGCAAGCCATTGATCAGTTTTGACATCAGCACGTTCTACTTCAGCACCAAAGCCGATTTTGGCACCGCCGCTCATTCGCTTCTTAACTTGCTCATCTAAACCAACAAATGCGCCGCCAAGGATAAACAAAATGTTTTTGGTGTTTACTGTGTTGGTATCATGTCCGGGATGCTTGCGTCCACCGTTTTGTGGCACACGGCACTCGGTACCTTCAATCAGCTTTAATAAGGCCTGCTGTACACCTTCGCCTGACACGTCACGGGTAATGCTAGAGCTTTCGCTTTTGCGACCCTTCTTATCAATTTCGTCAATATAAACAATACCAGTCTCAGCTTTTTTAATGTCTCCACCAGCTGACTGTAACAGCCTATGGATAACACTTTCCACATCATCGCCTACATATCCACTTTCGGTCAATGTGGTAGCATCAGCAATTGCAAACGGAACATTGAGCTTTTCTGCTAATTTTTTAGCAAGCAGTGTTTTGCCAGACCCAGTTGGCCCAATGAGTAGCACATTACTTTTCTTAATAAGATCGCCTTTGCCTTGACTTAGTCGTTTGTAGTGATTGCGAACTGCAACACTTAAACTACGCTTGGCAAGATCCTGCCCAATTACAAATCGATCCAAGAAAGATTTGATTTCACTTGGTGTAGTTGTGTCTGTAAACTCAGATGGTAGATCTTTACCATCTGATGCCATTGCATCTAAACAAAGATGAATACATTCATTGCAAATGTATGCTTTGTCGCCGGCAATAAGTGCCTTGACTTCATCTCTATGCTTATTGCAGAAGCTACAAGACAGTTGCTGTGCTTTATCCAAGGGTAAGCTCCATGATTGCAAGTAGATGGTCAAAGTCTTCAAAATGTGGAATGTCAACAGCATTAAGCAATGCAACAAATTCATCATTCCCGGGTTTAACATGGAACACAATTGGTTGATCTACTTTGGCCATTGCCAGAGCCATACGTATTTCATGTTCTGAGCAGCTTGCCATGTCAATGAAAATCATACTGCAATTATCAACAACATGCCAATACCAGACCCATGCTTTAGGATCTTTAACTCCGGCGTCATTGGCATAAAATGTCAACTGGTTTTGGATGCCTTTTTCCAAGATAGAAATTACTGCATCTTGCCAAACTTTATCATTGCTGATTAATGCAAAGCCCAGGCCGCCGCTTGGCATATGTAAAGTAGGCGGACTTACAACGTAAACACTTGAATCACTCAAAATAGACCTTTAGTTAGTATCATCACGCTTTGGATAGCTTACATTAAACCATCCTCTGCTTCGTTTTTGTTTGGCAATGTCTTCTGCACTTGCCTTATATATTTTATCTAAATTCTCAGCAGCTTGTTGCTCAGAATGCACTGGAGTAGACCACGCTTCACCTGGTGTACCAGGTGGTGCAAAGTCATCAGGAGGAGTAATGTAGTCGCCTGGTCGTTCAATATTGTCAAAGTCTTCGGCTACTTCTTCAACAACTTCTTCAACTGCTTCTTCAACTGCTTCGTCGACTACTTCTTCAACAGTGTCCTCGGGCAGTATAATTGTTGCGCCACCGATTGTTCCTGGCATATCTAATATTACTGGCTCTCCCACTGCTTCCATTGTGGTGTCTGGTTGAACACTGGGCTCAAGTAATGTTGCATCATCTGAAGGTGCTTCTTGCTGCTCTGTTGCTTCAGCAACCACTGGCAAGACTTCTTCGTCAGGTACAGTTTCAATTTCTTTAACATCAGTTTGGACTCCTTCTGATTGTGCGACAGTGGGTTGCTCAGTTTCCCGAATCCTTACTGGGCTGTCGCCCTCCGCTTCATCTTGCTTACGGAACCATTGGAAGCTGTACTGGCTAGCCAACAATAGTATAACTGCAAGAGGGTCAAATACTGCTACAATAACAATGATTACCCATGTCACTGCTTTTTCCAACACGTTGGTATTGGGATTATCCCCATACACAAAGGCAGCAATGTATTTTATCGGACCAACTTCCGCTTCAACCTTTCGAACCTCAGCGGCAATGGGCGCCCGTTCTTCGCTAACGGCAGTAATAACTTTCTGTTCGGCTTGGATGTCAGACTGAAGGCGGGCACGTTCTTTTTGTTGTGAGCGTCTAAGCCCAACAGCTTTGTCAGCACCCGTTTCTGAACTGCTTCTTGCCATGACTTGGTCCACAGCTTCATCCATCTGTTTAAGCGCCTTGCGGTTAGCATCAATATTTTCCTTTGCTGTTTTAATCTTGTCATCGTACACTGCAATCTTGCTCATAACGTCACCACTAACTAGACTTTGGTCACTGTGTGCTTTGCTCAAGAAGCCAAAGATACCCATGCTGGTGATAATCATCAAGATACCGACTGCAACGGTCATGTATGTTCTAATAAAAACAGGGGCACGTTGCCAATTTAGCTTTAACCACATAGTGGCAATCAGTTTACTAACCTCCAATGCCACACCCATAACAACAATAGGTACAACTGCGGCTGAGAAAATACTAACAAGTCCGGCAACTGAATAATAAACTGCGACTGCGCTAATGCTTAGTCCGCTAATCAGCGCCAAGTAAGCAACAATTATATCTGTTCGTGTAATTTTCATTATAGGTGGGTCTTCGCTGTAAAGCAATGCGGCAAGTCGTCAAACAACGGAGCTTCAATCAGCTTGCCATTTAAGTCATAATCATACGTGTGATTTTTTCCTTGCGGGTTTGGGACCTTGGCATACGGATTATAAAGTTCGCACATACGATCATAATAGTTTTGTGGCATTATATCAATCACCAGGTGAGTGCGCCACGTATCGCCGTAGTTTACTGCTGTATGGATAATCTTGTTATTCAATTCCCATACTTCGCCTTCGTTGATATGATCTCTCTTACCACCATTATTTAAATCATAACTGTGATGATATAACCAGCACTCAGTATTAGTGCTGATTGCAATGTTGTAGCGGCGTGCATATCGTTGATTGATACGTGTATCTGTATGTAATACAGTATCGCCTTCGCGTGGGCGCATTCTTGCAATATCTGCTTGCACAATCACTGGATTTTCAATGCCTGTTAAACTTGCCAAATATTCACATTGTGGTTTAAGAATGTTTTCCCACATGTCCCAAATGCCCGGCGGATATCCTTTTGAAATTTCTGCAAAGCCTTTGCTTCGTTCCTGATTGACAGGCAAGTATATCAGATGGGTACCATCACCACGAATGTAACGCTTTGGCTGCTCAACCGGATCCCAATCCCAGTTGGCTTCCCAATCGCGATACTCATTAAAAATTGCCGAATCAAACTCAGCAATTTTTCTAGCAGTTAAACCTTGTTCGTACATTATTCGTCCTCTTCTTCCTCTGGGGCCTGGAAGCTGGTAGCCAATCCTTGATCTACCATTGCTTGATTAATATTTAACGTCGGCTCACCAGATTCGTTGGGAATATATGCCCAACCTAACACTCTTCCAAGTTTTGCACGTTTAGTAATGATAGGTTCTACAATGAGACCATCCTTACAAAGTTCAGTTAGAACAATACGAACGTCAGCATCTTTACCGCATGATGCTACTCCGAACAGTCTGATCTTTTGACGTGTGTAAACATTAAAGCCAAGATCCAGTTCTACGTCTAGCATGTCAGTGCCGCGTACTTCCAATAATCTTGCAGGGTATAGTCTTCTCATTTTTCCTCTTTTGGTTTAATACGATAAAATACATGGTTGCCAATTTGGCTCACTGAGCTTTTTACTCTTTTCCAACTTGGTTGCCAGTTTATATATGTAGCATGAAAGTGAGTGGCGCCGTTAGTCGGATCCTCGATATGATCCTTGTCACTCAACATTACCAATGCGATTCCCACTGCTTGCGTCCAAGTTTGACCAGTTGGTACAGCTTTTGGATTATTGCAAACCCAAGAAAACTGACATCCTTGTTTTACTACGCCACAAACTGTACGAGCATAACCTTCGTTTAATCTGTTTAACGTGACTTTTGCAACTGCAACTTGGCCTGCTAAACTTTCGCCGCGGCTTTCAAAGTATATATTTTCCGCAAGACATCGAACTTGTTTGTCAACAACTGCTTTTTTTGTACCGCCAACTTCTTCTAAATTAGATCTCATTAGTCGACGAAGCCTTTGTTCCCAAGATTCGTTTTCGTAACTGTGCAATTGGTCGCTAATCCATTCAGTTACTGGTGTCATACTTTTATCGTATGCGCTATTGTTTTTACCTAGTGGTCCTGCAACTGCGTTAACAAATACCACCAATGTCAAAGCGAACAAAGACGCTTTAACAAGCAAACGTACTACCGCTTGCTTTGACATGCCCAATAAAAATTTATGGTTCATGTGCATTTTACACCTCCTTTCATTAGGATCGCCTCCAGTCAGGCCTTTGACACCATAATAGCATCTAAGACTTCACCTGGGCTCTGGTATCCATAATCAACCTGGGTGTAGGTTATATTATGCTTGTCCAAGAGCACCGCGATCCTTTGATCGATCTCCAAACTCTTTTGAAGATTATGCACACGGCCACGGTCGTCAAACCACGGGCCGCGCTCTAAAAATGCCACGTGATTATCGTAGCGTTTCCAAAGTTCTACTACCACATCCTCCCACCCTGCAGGGTAATCTGTTGGAGCATATATAGCACTCAATAACACAGGGCTGTCGGTTATGATATAATCAACTTGCCCTTCCAATCTATGTATTCTTTGGATTTGACGTCCAAATACATAGGCCTGATTTCCCAGCGCACAATGTCGGCCTTCCCAGACTAGGTCTTTGGCCACTTCCGTGACCAACTCTACATTCCATCCTCGGCGTTTGGCTTCATGATACAAGCCTGACGCTAGGGTGCTTTTACCTGCTCCTGGGCCAGCAATAACATTAATAACTTTCATCATATTATTGTAGCAAAATACTTATAAGAAGTCAAGAAAACAGAGTAACCAATGTACCCTGTTTTGCGGCGCCGTATGTGGCGATTTGAATTTTCTGATAAAAAAGAAGGTAGTTAACTGCTGTGTTAACTTACCAATTCACGGTAATGTACCAATCCAATCTTGTATTAAATTGTATTTTAACGGACAAGTTTCGTAGTGAGTGTCACTGGTCAGTATCAGTCGACTGTGCTCTGTTTTTACCAATGGTGCCCAGATTATAGACTCTGCAAGCGCCTGAGTTTTGTCATTGCTTCCGCTTATCATTAACACACTGATTGGATTTTTTATTTTGTCAATTGACTTTTCCATATTACATGGTCCGTCTTGATCGATAAATGAAATGTAATGCAATGGCAGCGCAGGAACATGTATCTTCCTTGTTGAATTAAAGTCAACAAAGTGGTAAATGGTATTACCATGCCCAGCACTGATCAAATCCTTACTCAGCTGATACAACTTGGCTGCATGGGATTTGTATGGTTGCAAGTGTATGTTATGCGCCGGAGCCAGTAACACAATACTTTTAAAAGTGTCGGGTAGTTTTGATACACAGTACAAACTTAAATTTGCGCCAAGTGAAAACCCAATCAAATGAATACGGGTTGCGCCTTGCAATTTTAAATCGTCAACTTCATTGATTATTTTTTGAACAGTGTTTTCTGCATAATCCGTGAATACATCTTTATACCCCCAATGGTAGGGTTTATAACTTACCAAGTGGCCCCGATGAACAAATTCGTCTGCCAGTTTACCCAGCGTACATTGGTCATAATTTGGGCCACCTTGCTTGCCATGCAGAAAGATAAATGCATCCATAAGTTATGGATTATTCACACCAGCTTTGTTTAGCTTCACCGTAGTATTCGCGGGCGAAACCGTTTTGAATCAGCAGCGCACGAAGGCTAACGTTATTGTCTAAAATAATATCTCCAAGGACACGGCCACCGAATTTGTCCCAGTCAATGATTGCAACTCTAGCTGTTTTACTTTCAGTGATAGTTTTCTTGGTAAATGCACTAGCAGCTTCTCCTCGCTTGGCTTCTGATTCGCACTTGGCACGAAATCCCTTTTCTGGGGTGTCAACTCCAAACACACGAACTGCAAGTTTTGGTTTAAGCGGCGCTGGTAGAAAGGGCGCTGCAAATTCCACAGTGTCTCCGTCAACAACTCTGGTAACGGCAAAGTCGTAAACCTTCATCTCAGGCGTCTTCTTCTGAGCAAATGCACTAACCGATAATACTGCTAGTAACACAAATAAAAACTTTTTCATAAGTTCTCCTTTAAAACAATACTTATATCAGTAAACAGGTATGTTATGTAAACTGTTGAATTTTAATGCATCTGCCCAGGTATTCACCAATGGCTCGCCCTTGATGTTTAAGCTGGTGTTCATTAGTATAGGGCAACCTGATCTCTTATGCCATTGTTCTAATATTGAACGGAACATTGGATTGTCTTGTGCTGTTACAGTTTGCACTCTACTGGAGTTGTCAACATGGCAAATGCCCGGCAGTGTGTCAGGTGTTGTACATTGTGCTACAAACTGCATATAAGGACTTTGATCAACTGGCATATCAAAGTATGTGCCAGCATGTTCTGCTAATATTGCAGGCGCAAAGGGACGAAATTGCTCTCGCTTTTTGATTGTGTTCATTCTGGCTTTTGCATCCGGGCCTCTCGGATCGCATAATAAACTGCGGTTTCCCAGTGAACGTGGACCAAACTCTGCACGACCATTGGCCAATGCTACAACATGGCCTGCTTCCAAATCATCAACAATTGCTTCAACATCTACATCTCGTTTGATGTCTGTGCCTAGATAAATGGTTTCCCATTTTAAATGACGTTGTGTATATGCTGCAACTGCTCCAATCGCGCTGCCGCTGTCTCCGGGATTGGGCATGATCCAGAATTTATCGAAATAGTTCTCACGAGCAATCAGTGCATTGGCCACGCAATTTAATGCAACACCGCCCATGAATACCAAGTTATCAGATTCAATTTCAGTTGACATCCAGTCAATTGTTTCTGTCAAGTACATTTCAATTATGTATTGCACACTGGCTGCAATGTCAAACTTGTTTGCAGTGGGATTTTTAGGTGTCCACCATCGACATCCGCGATGCAAATTGTGCTTTAACTTAAAGTCAGGTGGTGCCCATTTACTAAAAAATGTTTCTAGTAATTCTTCTGCATACACAGGAGTTCCGTATGCGGCCATGCCCATGAGAATATATTCTTCTTCATTGGGCTTTAGTCCCAGCCATTGTGTCATTGCAGTGTAAAACAGTCCCACGCTGTTGGGATACTTCTTACTCCACTTGCGTTTCATGTTGGCACCTTGTGCATGCCAAATGCTAACTGTGTCCCATTCACCGATGGCATCTACTACTAAAATTGCAGCATCTTCAAATCCACTGGTATAGTATCCTGCGGCAGCATGACTTTGATGATGCCCAACAGTATGAAATGGCAATCCGTTTAATCCAACAGTTCGCAATGCATCACGCGGTTCAACGTTCCATGGAGATTCGCCGCTGTACAGCTTTCTTAAAGTTTTGGCCAGGGGCTTTTCAAACCACACAACTTCAGTTGGATCGCCATACTGTCGCATGTCTGCAATCATGTCATGGTTCAGCAGAGTATCATTTTTAACTCTACTGTAACGTTCTGCATGAGCAGCCCAGACTATTCGATCACCGTCAATTAATGCCAAACTGGCGTCATGATTTTGTGCTGTAATACCTAGTATCATTTTAATATTCTTAACGCTTATTTCGTATTGTGTTGCCAGGAATTTCTTGCCCCACGATAAAATCTTCTCTGTGTGCTAGAATGTTGTAAATGGCCGACGGGTCTTTGAGATCGAACGAAGCAGTTGGAATTTCAGCTAGTTGCCCGGCTGTTGCATCATTGATTGTCCATTGTACAAATTTGGCCAATTCCATATTGTTATGTTTGGAAAGGTGATTCTGTATATTGTTGCCATGATCACTTCCTCCCCAATTCTCCAATGTACCACGCTCTGCTGCTGCAATTGATAAAAGAGATGTTGTAACCGGGACTGAATTTGGCTTAGCCATTTTTTCAAAGTAAAACCGCTGGTGCTTAAACGGCATCCTGCCCATATCATTGTCAAATCCAAATAAATGAATAACCTTTTTAAAATTTACTGTTAATTCATTTAGCTCTTTGAGCCATGCCAAAAAAGCAAACCTATAAAACTCATGATCAAACAGTGCGCTGCTATAAAATGTTTTGGCCAGATCAAATAACGCTCCACTTGGGTCCTTGAAATACAATTCGTTCTGTGCTGGATTATTACGATCAGCTTTGAAGACTTGTGGAGTTACTGCAACATCATTTAGATGCGGAAGCCGTGCGTATTGAGTATGCACAAATATCAGAACAGTATTTTCAACATGTTTCCAGTCTGACATATGATCCATAAACCATCGTCGTTGATGCCAAAAACTTTGCCCTGGAAAGCTTAAACCAATCAGCTGCCCTGAGTTGTTTGCCTCAATGAGGTTTACCCACGACCAGTCAAACGAAGGCATTCCTGGTATGCGATTGCGCCGGTTACCGGCAAAGCTGTCGCCAATGACACAAATATATTCTTCATTGGTTTTGCCTAGCTTGCTATACATATTAATAGATAAAAGGGTCTCGTTTACGCAATTCAGCAATGCGTTTTTTTAGCTGGCGCTGAGCCTGGAACTTGCGATAAGGTGCAAGCAAGAAGTTTAACAGTCGTGAAATCATACAGTTCCTTAAAGCAATACTTATCCAGGAAACTGTTGGATAATTTCTGGCCATAAGTCAGCAAACAAATACTTCTTATCGTTTAACTGTTTTACTTCTAGTGTGTCAAGCCACTCATCCAATTGCGGTCTAGTCACATATCCAGTTTTGTCGTTGAGTCTTAGTTCCAACTGCGATCTGATGTTGATTAATGCACTCATATCATAGCCGCTGCTTTCATACTTGCTGATACATCGATTCAATTCATCAAATGCCTTTGCCTTCAATGCAGGAGGTAATTTGAAAACGTTCAGTGCATGTATATTTTGCAATGCAGTCCAGTATACTTCGTTAAAGTATCCTTCACTGATGATAAAGTCATAATAATTACACAGATCAAATGCAGAGTATGTGCAATACAGCGGATGTGCATTTATTATAGACACACCTTGTTGTTTGAGATATCTTAGATTGTCCACAAACGTAGACCAACTTGCTCCATGTCTTACGTATTCAAATTTTGGCCCAACAGTATCAAAGCTGATGCCCCACTGTGCATTGGGGTTGGCTATCAACTTGGGTGCAATTGTATTATTGGGGAGGTCAATGCTGAGATTTGTAAGAATATAGTAATTCTTTTTTGGTAGTAAATCTATTAAGCGATGATTTTGCTTTTGCAATAATGGCTCTCCGCCCAATAGATTCACAGTTTCAATGCTGTCAACTGAATTGGTATTTTCTGCAATAAGTGCAAACAAGCTGTCTTCAACATCGGCTTTGTTTGCATTAATCTTGATTCCTTTGATTGCGCTCCATTTACTGCTGAAATATTCATAGCAGTACGTGCAGGCCAAGTTGCAAAGGTTGCTCCATCGTAAATCTAACTTGTGCAACTCAAATGTTTCTTTGGTAGCAGATTGAAATTCGTCAAATTTTGATAAAGAAAATTGATCAATACGTTCACTTCTTGCACCCATTGATTCTAGCTTTTGGCACTGCTCACACTGTGGATGCCACTGTTCGTTGACAATGGCTTCTCTAATGCTTTGAGCATTAGGGCTTTGCAGTATTTCGTGGATACTTTGTTTATTAATGTCGCCAATGTCTTCCTTGGCGCTGCAACAGGTCTTGACGCCGCCGTCGGCTCCTAGAAATACAGTGTTGAATGGATAAGCGCAAAATGTTTCTTTATTCATTGTTTAATAACCTGTCTACTACAATGTCTGCCAGCTGTTCGTGATATCTAATGTGCGGATGGTTAAATCCATGCACCTGTGATTGGTTCCCCCAATTTACCAAGTTGCCAAAACAAACATCATGATCAATTATGCTGGTAAATTTGTTAATGGATTCGATCATGCTAATGAATCGCTTATTAAGGTGTTTGTCAGACACAAATCCAATATAGTCATTTACTGTTTGGTGCAAAGGTTGCACCAGTATACGTCCATTGAAGCGCGAGCTAAGGAGGTCAAGATACTTTAATGTATTAAAGTAATTGTACAATGTAAAGTAATCGTCTGCAACATGCTCAACAAAGTCATTGTGAAACTTTTCGGTTGGCCACAATCCTGGGTATCCAATAATTGGAATCGCAGCATGCGGCCATCCTCCTCTTTCTTCTTTGCTAAAATACATCCAGCGATCCATACTGGTAGCTCCAACCAGTATTAAATCGTTATCTGATATAACTCCGTCGGCAAAGTCTCTTTCTATCAAATACACAATACTTTGCATACTACCACCTGACAGACCTTTGTTAAGGAATTTGACATCCAGACGCTTTGCAACTTGTGCAGCCCAACTCAAATGGCTTTGTGCTTCCATTGCTTCCTGACTACCTAATCTGGGATTTTTATTATAAAAGTCTGTGCGCTTGTCATTGTAACTGCGCTTGATCTTGTCAAGCTCAACTGCGGTGATTGGTTCATGCCAAAATAAATGGTCAGCTAATTCACTGCCAGCGGTGTGGCTACAACCGTACGCTACAATACGATTAAATGCAATAGTTTGTTGATTTCGTTTGATAAATCTAAGAGGTGCCATATCCCATTCCTTGTGTAAGATTTCAATTACTGCTGGACGCATCCTATACAAGCACTGCTTGAATGTTTCCCTGAAGAAATTAATTTTCCAGTCACCTACTAAACCTTTTGTGCGTAGGTACTCGCCCAATAAGTCGGCATATTCTGGAGTGGTATGAAAACGATGCATTGTGATGATGTGTGCATTTTCATCATCGGCCCGTTTGAACTGTTCGACCAGCTGCTCTTTCGTCAAACGATCACTCTTGTCCAGTCCACCATATTGACCAAACGCCCAGTTTTCTGTTGTATCGGTCCATGATTCTCTGGTCTGCGCAAACACCCAATATAAAGCTGCTTCGCTGGCTTTGATAATTGGTTGCATTGAAATGTCATAATTCACTGACACGAGTTTATCTAAAAGCGCTCTTACAATGTTGTTGCGCCAAACAAACGGAGTAATAGGGAACACTTCGGTGGCGCTAGCCACACCCAGTATACGACATGCTTCAGTGTGCGTTGGATCAATTTCAGCAGGCGAACTTCGTGTAAAGATGTTTACTTTTAGTTTTCCATCATTGAAAAAATCATCCAGTCCCAAATTACTAATTAAAAAGTTCTTGCAATCTAATACAACGCTGTAATCTGCTGTACTTTTGCTTGCAGCCAATAATTTGAATACCTGCTGTCTATGCCAACCATCTGTTGCTGCAATTAATTCGCCAACCTTGATGTTGAGATTCCAGCCAGTCATTACAGGAACAATATGCTCATTGATCCAATTTACAACATGCTGATAATCTACACGATCTTCAACAACAATAGTCCATTGCTTTTGGCTCGTCCAAAACTTCTCCAAGCTTAGAGCATGATAGTATAGCGGTGCAAGGTCGCCGCTATACGCTATGGTGATTACTTCTGCGGTATATTGCATGTTGCGTTTGCCACTGTACGATCATTGATTTCATGAGTAAAGATCCTGTCAATGCTGCTGTTTTGTCCGCATGTGTCTGCACAATAACTCAAACGTCCTTTTTCAACTTGATCAATAGACCATGTGTCTGCAAACACACGATCCAAGTGTTGTGCGTCTAGAATTTCTGCCAACGTATGCGTTTCTAAGCTAAAGTGTTCCCAGCCATAATCGTTCATATGATTGTGTAGCTGTAGTGTTCTAGTATCTGTGTATACACCGTTTAAGTGTGTGCCAATATAACAACAAGGCATTACTCGGCCAAAGTTATCCACAAAGATTTCTTTGCCGCCAGTCCAGGTTCGGCTCTTGCACTTGATTTCACAGGAATTATTTTTGGTGTTATCTTCTTTGTAAATGCGATCAGTGTAAACATTGGCCACTTCATCTTGGAATGCTTTAGAAATTTGCTTTGTTTCTTTTAGCTTACGATACTCATCTACACTAAAAGGATAAAATATTACTTCTTGCTCACCTTTTGGCTGTGCTAAGTTACGATTCTTTTCTTGTACAGGCGCTTCAATAATATAGTCAAGATTGCCATCCTTGTCCAGTACAGGCATCTTGGTCAAATATTCACCATTGTCAACGCCCAGTGCTTTCTTAGGAACAAACTCAGCAAACTTCATTTGTTCTGCCAAGGCCTGCGCCGCTTCAATTTGATGTTCGTTGTGACGGAAGATTAGATAGTCCCAGTTGGCAGACCCGCCTGCGTCAATAAACGACTTGACGTTTTCCATTAACACATTCCACTGTACATTTCTACGATAAAGGTGATTGGTGTCTTCTAATCCGTCAATGCTAAATGTTATTTGCCAGTATGCTGGATTGTGCTGTCTAGGGAATCTGGCAAACAATGCGCCCATTTTTGCCCACCAATCAGCCCTGCGCATACCACCGTTTGTATTCATGCGTACTGCTGTAGTTGAACTAACGCTGGCAATGTATTCACAAATTTCATAAGTGTCACGGGCAACACAAGGGTCGCCATGAACTCCGCAAAATAAGATCAGCTTGCAACGTTGTATAACTTCTGGTGGGAAATACTGCTTGAACTTGTCCAGTGTAATTTGTCCCACTTCGAGATCAGGTCTAGCGTGTGGACTGTTGTTGTGAAAGCGCACACACATTGGGCAAGCAGCGTTACAGGCATTGGTCAGCTCAATGTGCAGTTGTGCCAACTCTTCCATGTTCCAAAATGCATTATTTGCCATTATGAGCCTTTACTACCCGACCATATGCAGGGAATGTTTTAAAGAAGTCCTGTTTACGATAGTCATCGTGTGTTTTAATGGTGGCCAAGAAGGTATCCCATTCTGAATCAGAACAAGGTGTACCATTTTCAATAAAGCCAATGATGCCGGGCAATTGATACCATGCATGTTCATAGTGCTTGGGAATGTTATGCAGTCGATCCAGCACTGCTTCTTTGATGTCTGCTGGCAAACTGCTCATGTTAAAGTGTGCAGGACGATGTACCAGATTCAAGTACAGGCCAAAGTCTGTAAAGTTGTCATAGTAAGCATCGAGCGTTTCGGGCAAGTTGTAAATATTGATACTGCTTAATGTAATGCACCAGCTTAGACTTAAATTGCCATGTTGCTTGGAAAACTCACTGGCTTTCTTCATGTTTTCCACAGCTTCTGTCCATACTGCTGGATAACGCATGTATTCAAACTGCTCGCCTGTACCGTCAATGCTAAAGCTCAGGTTAACGTGCTTGAAGTTTTTCCAAACTTCTGTTTCTTCTGGCCATGTTGTGCCATTGGTGTTGTAGTGTAGCTCAATGTCTTTGGCATAGCCGTTGTCTACACAAATCTTCAACACTTCCCACATCTTTTTGCTCAAGAATGGTTCGCCACCGTAAAAGTCAAACTGTTTGATCGTGCTTAGATTGTTTGCCAAGTCATCCCAGAACGGACTATCTTCATCGTACGTCTGATGATACTTTTTCATTTCAATTGCATAATCTTTGTAGGAGGTACGTGCTGTGTGATTTAGATCGTAGTCCTCTTTCATCCACAAACTGCTAATGGTAGGATGGCATGTACGGCACTTGATGTTGCAGGTATTGCCTAAATTTAATTCAAACTTGGCCAGCCCGTTGAAGGGCTCTTGATTACCGTACTCTAAGCCATGAAAGTATTTTTCATTGTCACGCAGACGCTTGCTCTTGCGTCCGCCATCTTCTTCTTGCCAGCATTGATTGCAAGCACGATCACGTACACCTGCAGCCAAGTTGGATTTGATACCTTGTGCAATAGGATTGTTAAAGTTTTCGTTGATTGTTTTAGATCCCAAAAACCAAACACGTTCTTTACCCATGTAGTTGTAGGACTCATCGATCATGCAACACATTTTGCTAGAGCCGTCATTGTTGCCGCTCATGCCGTGCAGTGCATTTACGCACCAGCTATGTTCATTTTGTTGGTTCATCATAGTTCAAATATACCTGTTTGCATAGTGCATAAAATTCTTTGTATTCTGGGAATAACTCTACTAAGTTAGTGCCCAATCGATTGTCGTTTTCATTGAAGAATGAGAAGAAATCTCTGCGGCCGGCTCTTAACTTATCATCACTGATGGGATGCTCTTTTAAGTAGGTGGTAACACGCTTGAACTTTTCATACTCAACACCAGTGAACCATTCTGGATTGTCTTTGATAAAATCCATATTGGCATCCATGTAAGGAATAAAGTCTGGTGTTAAAATCTTAATCATCCAGTGTGGCGGTTCTTTCAAGTAAGGGGTATCAAATGCAACTGCATCCTTACCAAACTCCTTGCGCCATTCAATTACCTTTTCCAACAGCGCACGGAATGTTGCAACACATAACACGTTGAATGTACACATTAGGTTAATTGTAGCACCAGTTTTCATAACTGCTTTCATGTTACGTTCCCAGTGAGCACAATCCATACCTGTTCGCATGTACTCGGCTTGCGGTCCCCATCCTTCAATTGACGTAAAGAAACTGAACTTGCGAATCTTCTTTTGTGCCAGCAAACTTTCTACACGTTCAATCAAACTGTCAACTTTGGCAAAGCTAACACCCAAGTTGCTGTTCAATGTGATTTCAAGCTGTGGTGCAGGTTCCTTTTCCAGCAAGTCAAAGAACTGCATGGCGCCTGGATTCATCAATGGCTCGCCACCTGTGATTCGAAGTGTATGCAAGTCGTTGCGTAGGCTTGGCCACCACTTCCAAAATGCTTCGATATAAGGATTCTCATCTTTGGGCCCGTAGTATGTGCCTTGCTTTAAGAATTCAATTCCATACTGATTGTATGTCAAGTCATGGTTGCCATATTTCTTTGTTTCTTCCATCCACATTGTGCTGGCTTGTGGGCCACAGTAGCCGCATCGATAGTTGCAATTGTTACCAAAGCTGACTTCCAAATAACGTGGATTGATAGGAGCGTCCCATGGCAGCTCTGCTAATTTTTCAATATGCGGTGCTGCAAAATCACTACTGCTATGAATCATTCTATCGCTGATATGGTCACCTGGCAAGTCTTCGATGTTCCAGCAGTAGTAGCATTCATCTGGGCGACCACCTTCTAACATGGTTTTACGCTGTTCTTTTTTCCATAGTGTGTTATGCAACGCACTTGGATCAGCTGCAATTTCATCCAATGGAATATGATGCGGGCGTGGGTGATAGCAACTGTGGTTGTCAC